TCTCTATTACTCCGCCGAAAATGGGTTATCACCTGGCAGCCTAGATGACTCAATACCATTTATAAAACTTCATTACACTTTAGATTCCCGCCCTGGCGTTATTTAAAAAGGATAAAAAAATGACAACACCATATATTGCACAACAAAACGTTACTGATTTCGGTCTTAATTTTTCAGACATAAAATACAGTGCTTCTTTAGCAGCAAGTACGGACACCTCTTTAACTGTGCCTGGCGCTGCGCGTAGATATAAAGCCGTTATGAAAGCAGAGGCTGACGGAGTTGTTTGGGTTGCTAATGGCGCAACCGCTGCCGTACCGGCTGGCGCTTCTTTTGCCGCTGTATCATCAGATATGATCCCCGTTAATGGCGAGCTATGCAGAGAAGTAAAAGCCGCTGACGTATTGCATTTTATATCTGCTGGTACTGATATTGATGTTAGCGTTGTATTTTACGCAATTTAAAAATTAATGGAGTTTAGCGATGACAACGACTGTAAAATGGAGTGCTTTTACTGACGGAAACGAGGTTCAAGTTGGTGACGAGGTTGTAGGACTTAGAAGTGGCGGTAATTATCGTTTTGAGTTTCCCGGAACAGGGATCAAAGATGGCAACGGAAATTATTTAATTTCTTACTCCACTAACGGCGCTGGCGCTACGAACTACATAACCATTGAAAACAATGTAGCCTCTAACAAGCCCGCTATTAGCACGGCTGGAACTGATGCAAGCGTGGGTTTAACGATTAGCACGAAAGGTTCTGGCGTAGTTTCTATTCCGACAATAGTTAGTGATATTACACAGCTCAACGTTGATAATATTCGTCTTGATGGTAATACCATTACAAGCACTGATACTGCGGGAAACATTCTTATAACGCCTGACACAACGGGTAACTTGGTTTTAGACGGTTTAAACTGGCCTCAAGCGGACGGGTCTGCAAACACTATTCTTTATACAAATGGCGCTGGTCAGCTAGCTTGGACAGCATCCGCTTTCCCTGTTATTGCAGGCACGTTAAATCATTTACTTAGAAGTGACGGCGCGGATTGGGTAGAAACTACCGCGGTCACTATTGATGCATCGGACGTAATAAGTGGCGCGACTCAGATTAACGTTGATAATATCCGGCTTGATGGCAATACAATTTCTAGCACAGATACTAACGGCGCTATTAATATGTCACCTAATGGAACTGGCGCGGTTGTTGCTGGGACTGGTTCAACATCATTTCAAATTAATTCAAGCACTGCAATTGTTGGCGTTATTGATGATGACTCTATGGCAACGGCAACGGCTACTAACGTGCCTACGTCTGAGTCTGTAGTAGCGCATCACGCAAATGTACCAGGCGCGGCTGGCGGTAGTACAACTCAAGTTCAGTATAACAATGCTGGCACACTTAACGGTGATACTGGGTTTACAACAAATGGCGCAGGAAGTTTAACGGTTACCGGTGATTTGTCTGTAGATAATATCAATATCAATGGCAATTCTATTATATCCAGCGATACTAACGGCGACATTCTTGTTACGCCAAACGGCATAGGTAACGTCGGTATCGGTGTTGCAGTTCCAACCGTAAAATTAGATATTTTAGGCGACACATTAACAACAGGCACGGCTACTGTAACTGGTGATTTGCAAGTTGATAATCTTAATGTGAACGGAAACACAATTATCTCTAGTGATACAGCCGGAGATATTAATCTAACACCCGACACAACAGGCGACTTGGTTCTTGATGGTCTTAAATGGCCGCAAGCCGATGGCTCAGCGAGCACTGTTCTTTATACGAATGGCGCTGGACAATTAGCTTGGACTGCCTCAGCGTTTCCAGTTACAGCCGGAACGTTAAATCATTTACTTAGAAGTGATGGCACAAACTGGATTGAAACTACTGCGATTACTATTGATGCGTCGGATGTATTAAGCGGGGCAACGCAAGTTAATGTAGATAATCTTAGACTTGATGGTAATACTATTTCCAATACTGCGGCGGCGACTGATTTAAGTATTTCCACTCAAACAGGCGGGTTAATAAAATTAGATGGTCAATATATTCATCAATTAGGAAATTATACCTCCGGCTTTATTAACGTCGGAGTATCAAGCATAACCCCAACAACATTAACTTATATAGAGCTAGGTAGGCCTGCTCTCACAGCCATATCAAGGTTTGCAGCGGCATACGGCTCAGGGGTTCACCATTATGTTAGTGGTCAAACATCCGGCATTATGATGAGCGCAATGACTGGGGTTAAAGGGGCCTTGCATCAAGGGTTAGCTTTATATGCTGCAACCTCATCAATTACCGGCGCCGCCTGGAGTGCAACGCAAACCTCTGGCGCGGCCATGATTATGGATGCTGGCGAGTTTCAATGGGTAAGCGGAACCGGGTTGTCCGTTGGCACAACGCCCGCTTTAACTCAACATATGACTTTAGATGCATCGGGTAATCTCGGCATCGGCACCACTTCGCCAGCTTTAGCCGGTGGTGGTAAGGGTATACATATACATGACGCCACACCAGAATTAAAATTTACAAACACTACAACAGGTAGCGGTGCCGCTAATGGCACCCTTTGTCAAACTCAAAGCCTCAACTTTGGTTTGATAAACAGAGAAAATGGAAAAATATTCTTCTCCACCAATAACACCGCCAGGATGACAGTTTCATCTTCAGGAGACGTCGGCATCGGCACCGTCGCACCAGCCGCCAAGCTAGACGTTAACGGCGCAATACATGCTGATAGTATTAGCTTTGATTCAGGGGTTAATGCGCTGGATGCTTATGAGGAAGGTACTTGGACGCCGGTTATTTCAGACGCATCAACCGGAGGTAATGTGTCTCCTGGAACTGGAGTTAGTGCTTACTGGTATCAGAGGGCGGGCAATGTGGTTACTGTTCATGCAAGCATAGTCAACATTAGCACCGTTGGAATGACTGCGGGCAATGGTTTATACATACAATCACTTCCATTTGCTCAAGTTAACACAACTAATTTATCATCAAGATTTGTCGCGTTAACCTCTGATATTGCATTAGGTGCATCCAGTCCTTTTCAGTCCATTCAAAACGCCAATGCTTCATGGTTAGCTTTTTATGAGATATTATCTTCAGGCTCAAACCAAATGATTGTTAGTGATTTAACTTCCACATCCGCAGATATAAATTTTACAATTACATATAAAGTTGCTTAACTTATTAGGAATATTATTATGATAACAAAAGAAACAGTTCTATCAAAAGTTGAAATGAATCCGGAATATAAAACGGTTTCGATTCGAATGGATACAGTAATCAAAGAAGATGAGTTAGAAATTAGCCGTTCTTCACATAGATGCGGCTTTGGACCTGGAGACATTCTTAAAGTAAAAGAATATCTAGGCGTTGAATCATCACCTGAAATTGATTACTTAAATGCAGTTTGGGTAACTGAGGTTATTGCAGCGCATCTAGCAAGCCAAGAATCAAAGGCATAATGAACGTAGAACACTTTTTAATTGAAGCGCGTAGAGTCTTGCGTGCTTTAACTTGTAGTAACTATACGCAGTGAAAAAAGTAAATAAATTTATGTTTGATGAAAATGAAAAAAATAGCGCATTAACTGAGTATCGTCTTGCGCAATTAGAGTCCCGATTAGAACAAATATCAAATAGAAAAGACGATAATTATAACTTAAAAGTATTAACAGTCGGCCTTGCAACTCTTATTGTTTTAGCGATAAGCTTTTTTGCTCTATTATTTATATAACTTAACTAAAAGGATGATTATCATGGCTATATTAAATGTAAAATTGGATGAAGTTGGCGAAGCAGGCGTAATTCCGAGAATTATTAGATTAGAAACAAATGATACTATCGCCGCCGTATCGGTAGCGGGATATTTGAACGGTATCGCAAGACAAGGCTTAATGTTGGCCGAGTCCGACATGGCTCTTGTTGTAACTAAAGCTAGCGCAGCCGCTGTAAAGCAAGTGTCGTGGTTTGAGGTTTCAAAATCCGGTGACGATTGGTCTTTAGTCGCATCAGCCTCAACCATCGCGCTAACCGCAACTAATATACTTGTAGGTAGTTCATCAGGTGTTGCAGCAGATGTTGCAATGTCAGCAGACGCAACGATTGCATCAAACGGCGCTTTAACTATTGCGAATGATGCAATAACAACTGTTAAAGTTTTAGATGCTAACGTTACATTAGCAAAATTAGCGGCGGGTATTACTCCTAGCCATGTTGTTAAATATGCAGGTAAAGCAGCGGACGGCGGAGGTAGTGCAACGGTTGCTATTACGATAACCGGTGTTGCGGCTACAGATATCGTTTTTGCCCAAGTACAAGCAAGCACAAACTTAGTTAGCGTACAAAAAGTTGTACCTACAACCAACACGGTAACGGTTATACTTTCAGCCGATCCAGGCGCGGCAACAGAGATTAGTTACCAGGTTCTTAGAGCAGCAAGTTAATTTATAAAGGGGGGCAACCCCCTTTTAACAAGGAGTTGTTATGAATAAAATAAATATTATAAGAATACTGGTTGTTGGAGGACTTTTTTTAGTTGGATTTGGCGCGTATCTATTTGCCGATAAACCAGACTCACCGATTGAGCAAGCGGCTGAGGCACTGCTTAGAACTCAAGGAATCGATATTGATTTTTCCCCCGAGGCTAAGTAATGAAAGATCTAGAAGAAAGGATAAAAAGCCATGAAGGTTTTAGGAGTTTTGCGTATCAATGCCCTGCGGGGAAAACCACCATTGGTTTTGGTCGTAATGTTGACGCTAACGGGGGCTTAGGCATCACAAAAGAAGAAGCGTTATATTTGCTTAAGAATGATATTAAACGCTGCCACGACTCGTTATATAAGCGCACATGGTACAAACCTTTAGATGTTGTTAGAAAGGATGTAATGATTGAGCTTTTATATAATATGGGTCTTACTTCACTGCTTACATTTAAGCGTATGATCGCAGCTATCAATCAAGAAGATTTTGTAACGGCATCCAACGAATTAATGGATTCAAAATGGGCAAAAGAGGACGTCGGGTCGAACAGGTCGGCTGATATCAGGTTCCGCTTAAGATATGGCGCGCTTCCAGGAGATAAACTTGTCTAAACTAGGCCCTGAGGCAATATCGCAAATTACTTTTTTTCATTGGATTAGAGCGCAGCCAAAGCTAGCCCCTTTTTGCTTTTCAGTGCCTAATGAGCGAAAAACAAGCCCAATGCATGGCGCGCTATTAAAAAAGATGGGATTAAAGCCAGGCGTAGCCGATATATTTATAGCTATACCGAGCGGTGAATATCACGGCTTGTGGGTTGAAATGAAAGCGGGGAAAAATAAACCAACCCCATTGCAGCTTGAGTTTTTAGCTAACATGAAAAGTAAGGGATACGCCACAGCTATTTGCTATGACGCGCCCACGGCTATTAAAACGCTGGAAGACTATCTATATAAATAGATTATCAATTATTTGGGTCATTAGAAACGACTTTAGTTATAAAACTACAGTTTCTTATTTTTATATCATATAAATTTGCATCAATGAAATCACAATTGACGAACTTACAGTTTTCAAATATTAAATCCTGTGTGCTAACCGGGTTAATAAATTGAACTTTATCAAAAACACAGTTCTGCATTTTGCAATTAGTCATGTCTGCTTTATAAATCATCATGCCCGTAAACATACAATCTTTAAATAAGTTTGATTGCATGTTGACAGCAATTAAACCTTCTTCTTTAAAGTCATGGTTGGATATAATCTTACTGTATTTGCCCGTCACATCTTCCTTATGAATCATAAATAATCCTTAATTATTAAACTTATCTTTAAGTGACGCGTGTATCTGCGCATAATTTGCTACAAGTTTATTATTTGTAAGATTTTGTATAACGCATTGCTTTTTATAGGGCACATAACCTACTTTAAGCCAATACGTGTAAGACGATCTACCGATACCAAGCGCTTTACATACTGCGACTTGGCTACCGAAATGTTTAAGCACTTGCGCTAGGGTCATTAGCAACATCCCCGGCAACATCGGCACCACCGGCAAGAGTGGGCAATTTATTATTAAAATTTATGATCACACTAATTGCGTCAGTAATCGCAAAAGAAAACTGACATGCGTGTAATTTTTGATGCTCGTTTAGCTCTTTATCATCAAGTTTACTTATTAAATCGTCTGATAAATTACTAAGAACTTGCAAACGTCCTTTTGTTTCTGTAATTAATAATTCAAGCGGTGTTTGTTCAGTCATTTTTACTTTCCTTTAGTTTAAGTTTGTATTTTCTTCTTGACACAATCATTATCTCTTGAGTGCAGGCCATTAATTCTTTTTTTGTATATTTTTCAAAAGCAAATTGATGCTTAAGAGGTATGTAGCCGTGCTGCTCCCATTGCGCAAATAACTGACCTTGTACTTTGATGGCTTCGCACGCCGCCGTTTTTGTCACAAAGTATTTTTTTACCTCTGATATTTTCATTAAGAAAAACCTTTGTATTGTAATAAATTTATTGTACTTAATTAAAGTCTTTTTGTATAACAGTAAGTTTAAAGTTTTTCATCGCAACATAAATAAATGACGGAGTTTTATACTTGAACTTCTTAAGAACAACCCTCTCAAATATATCTATCGGCCTAACATCACCATTTATCATACTCGTGTATTTAATCTTCACACTAGTATCTGACTCCTGATAAGACATATCTAAAACCTTCATCTTAACCGTATCACCATCAAAAACACTCACCGTTAACTTTTCATTTGGGTCTATTAACTGCGCTTTACATAACCTGCAATGACGAGCCGCTATATCGTTCTTTGCATCACACTTAAAACACGGCTTGAAATCAAAAAAGAACTCACACCTAACCCCATCTTTTAAAATCCCACAACAACGCCTAGCCATGACAGAATTGAGAGCACTACACTCAGGGCACGGAATATCTTTAACGGCCTCATTAGAGGGGCTTGCTAGCGCTTTGTTTATCATCGGGTTGTCTATGTCACGGTGCCGGTCTAAATTACCCGCAAAATCTAACACCACACATTTTTTATCAGAGTTAACAGGCGACAACCTAACTCCACGCCCCACCGTCTGCACCATCAAAACTAAGCTTTCTGTCGGTCTTAAATAACAAACCATGTCATATTGAGGCACATCAACGCCCACCGTTAAAACAGCCACGTTAATTAAATATTTAATTTTGCCCGCTCTAGCATCATTTAAAATTCGAACACGATTCTTTTCAGTCGTAGCGCCGATTATTATCGCTGCCTCACCTGCAGGCAAATGATTTAAACATTCGTAACAATGGCTAATTGTAGATGCAAAAATAAACGCACCAAAACGATTCTCATTAACTAATGTATCTCTTATGGTGTGCATAATAACTTCAGTATTAGATTGGTTTTCTTCAATTACTTTATTAAGCTCAACACCGTTAAACCTGCCAGTCTTATCAATAGACACCTGACTAAAATCTATCTCATTATTTAATGAACTTCGATAATCAATGTCAGCCAAAAAACCGCGATCAATTAAATAATCCATCTGAATATCACCAATTTGATTCTTAAAAAAACCATTTTTATGAACCAGCGCATCACCTTTAAAACGAAAGTTTGTGCCTGTAGCTCCTAAAACCCTCATCTCAGATTTTCTAGGCAACTTTGGGTCAATAACTAAATAGTTCCTATAAATCTGCATGTAGTGATTTATAATCTTAATAAGAGCGCTGTTAGGGCTTTTTACGTTAATATTATGAGCTTCATCAACCACAATTAAATTAAACCGTTTATTTGAGATCTCTTCTTCTTTTTTTATTGCCGACATTAACGTTAATGGCGACGCAAAAACCGCATTATTTTTTGAGCACCTACTGCCTAAAGAAGCGCAAAATATTGACGCTGCACCCCCTTGTTCAATATAAGTTTCTGCGTTACTCCTTACTAACTCACTATTAGCAACAACACATAAAACATTCATGCCGTAGCCAACAAAGTGCCGCATTATTTCCGCAATCATTAACGATTTACCACTACCGACACAAGCCATCAATAATGACGGCTCATGACTGGCTTTTAATGTGTCTATACTTTCGTTAATACATTTTAATTGATAATCCCTTGGTGTTTTTTTCATACAATATGATCAAAAAGGTATGTCATCTTCAAAATTAACAGCCGCCGAGGCCGATGGTGCTGCCGGTACTGGCTTCCACTCTTCTTTTACTTCTTCCAATTGATTGTCAATTTGAAACTTTTCATTTAATTTTGCAAACCATTTAATACACTGATAGCCATTAAAAATCCCAAAACACAAACCAAGCTCTTTACCTGCAAAACAAAAAAGCGCCTCATTAGTCGACGGCAACGATACAGGCTTAGGAAGCTCACAAGCATTGTAAAACTTGGCTAACTTAAGACGATGTTTATCGCCCGTTTCATCACGATTAAAGATCTTAAATTTCTGGAATGCAACGCGATTAATGTATGCGCCATCCGTCAACTTATACATAACGTTAATATAATGCTCGCCGTCGTACTCTTTAATTTCCATTTTTTCTATGCGGACCGGAGCCTTGGCATTATCGGGGATTAAAGGATAGTTTCTGTCGCCCTCTTTTTCCGCTTCCTCTCTAAACTCTTCACTGCCCCATTTTGCGTTTAAATCTTCTAAGTTATCAATCATTGACTTGTTCCTTTTGTTGTAATGTTTCTTTAAGCCATTTAATCACAGCTTGCTTTAACTCTGTTGACGCATGAGCAATAAATTTAATTTCCGGCTCACGTGATTGCATTTTTTCTAATAAAACACGTTCTGTTATTTCGCACTTATAAGCTAACTCTTTAATTTCACCCACACCATTAGTTGCTTCTGGCTCTAAGGCATCCAAGTAAACTAAATCCTCACCTGCAAACACACACAAACCTAAGCCATGTAATGCAATAGCTTTAGCTAAACACCTTTGTATTGAGGTATTAATTTGAAATGATGTTGGTTTTGCTATGGGTTGATTGCGGTTATCAAGAACAGGATGTAATTGTGATAACTCTCGGCACTCAATCGTTACGCTTACTTCAACAAAAAAACCAAGTTCAGTTTTTAAATAAGGAAGCCCATCAAAACGTTTTGTTTCCCATGTCGCATCTGGGTATTCTCTTTGTAATAAATGCAACGCGTGCGCCCATGATAAATAATTAAACTTACCTTTCTTTTTAGTGTCTTTACTAACATCAACAGATAGTAAAGTTTCGTATGAGCTGGCTTTAGATGTCATGATAAATCATCCTTAGATATTTCAATTTTAATAGAAGGTTTTTTAGGGCTTGTTAATATTATTTTTTCAAGTAATTCATGCTCATCTTGAGTTCCAAATTCATTTAAGATTGCAAACTTTTTTTTATCAATAGAGTAAGTTGTTTTTTGTGTAACTGGGTTAATAGCAGGGTTTAAGCCATCGCGGCACGCTTCATAAACATCAGCATCTACACGATAATTTAAGCCTGTAGTAACCTGTATTTTACAAACCCCACGCTTATAAGTCTCCGCACCCTCTCTTTCAGAGCTATGCTTTAGTAGTTCCCTAATAGAGTCCTCAATATTTGCTTTATCTTTTATAAGTCCATCAATCATAAGTTTAATGTCATTAGCTTTAACGCACAGACCTTCAAGTTCGAACTGCTCATTATCTTCTTTACTAATATCAAACATCTTTAACCCGTCGTTGCAATTTGTCGATGGGTTAATATTACAATAAATATATTGTAAACGCAATAAAAATATTTAGTTTATTTTAAAATAAATATATTGTATGATAGGTAAACTATTAAAAGGAATTAAACATGGGTTCAAGAATGAAAGCGTATAATATGCTTATGAATAGCTGCAAAGGCTTTAGCCAGCAAGCACATAAATACATTGTGGATTTTTTATTAAGTGATAAAGGAATTGCTTTTTATAATAAAATGGATGAGGGCTCTTATCCTAAGCCTATAACTGTAAAACAGATCTTGCAAGAAATGGGGTTTTAACTTACCTTAGTTGTCTAGCCGAAAGCACCAACTCTCGGCTGACTCTCTCAATTACACGCATTTGAAATGCAAAGCGCTAAGGAAGCGCCGAAAACGTAATTGAGATTTAAACCTAGCGATGTAAAAGCATCCTAGAGTGTGACTTACATGACCAAACCTCATGAAAGCGAGATCAGTATCTCCTTTTATGACTTTTCATGCAAGTTTATTTTATGAGCATATATGTGCTTGTTTTAACTGATAAAAGGATGATTGATAATGATAGACTATGATGTGCTGCAGTGGTGCCTTGATGACATGATAAAAAAAGGAATAAAACCTTTATGCTCTGATTACATTAAAAACTGCGATTATGAACAATGGCTTGCATTTATGGTGGACGGCGACAAAGGATCAACGAAGTCAGGTAGAATTAAATTTTTTAGTAATGGCGGCTATTGCGCGTGCAACTGGAAGCTAAACTTGACCGTCGGCGGCAATATAAATGCAGGCAAAAAAAATGAATTAACTAAGCAAGAATTAGCTCAGTATAAAAAAGAGCAGAGAGAGCGAGCAAAAGAAAGAATAAAACTAGAACGATTAAAACATCTAATAAAAGCCGATGAAGCTAAATTAATATACAACTCAACGCTTAAAGCAGACGTTAATCACGGCTATCTAGTTAAAAAAGAGATTAAAGACGATAAAGCAAGAATATACAAAGACGGAGAGCTTTATTATAAAAACTGGCTGGTAATACCTCTTTATTTAAATGGGGCAATTCAGTCACTTCAATTTATCTCGCCTAAGGCCGATAAACGCTTTCTAAGCGGTGCTAAGAAAAAAGGGTGTTATGGCTTGTGTGGCGATTACAAACCTGGTGAGTCCGTTATTTTAGCCGAAGGATACGCTACAGCGCAAACCCTACACCAAATTTTAAACCAAACCGTTTTTTTTGGCTTAGATGCCGGAAATCTAACCCACGCATTAAAATCAATACTTGAAATTTACCCAACTGATAAAGTACTAATGGCCTGTGATTTAGATGAGAGCGAAATTGGTGTTAAATCAGCAATTCAAGCAATGGTTGATAATGACTTGACGCCATCCAGGGAAAATATTTTATACCCTGAGTTAAAAAATCATAATAAATTAGACTGGAATGACTTTGTAATTGAGGGCGGCTCAAAAGAAATAATTACTACCAAATTTAATTAAATAAAGGATTTATAATGGATTTAAAAAATTTAATAAGTAAGGCAAAACCCAAAACAAAAGAAGTAGAATTCTTACCCTTTTTAAACACTAAAGTTTCACCAGCCACGGGTATAACTTCAATTTTAGAAACGGCAGAAAATTTAAAAGTAGTACTCGATCACTATAAAATCGAGCACAAATTTAACTTAATGCTTAGTAAAAGAGAAATTAAAATACCTGGATTCAAATATAAAGACGACTTGGAAAATCAGATTTTAATTAGAATAGAAGATCTTTGTAAAATCAACGGTATGCCAAACACAAAAACAGATAGACTATTAACTTACTTGTCACATGATAACGATTACCATCCAATAAGGGAATATATAAAACATGGGTATACAGGTGAAAATAATAATTTACTTAATGAATTTTGCGAAACAATCCCATCAACCAACCCCGAATTAACAAAAATATTAGTTAAGACATGGATGGTTACAGCAGTAGCCGCAGCTTTTACAGAGGAAGGCATATCAGCCCAAGGAGTTTTAATTTTCACAGGTAAACAAGGCACACATAAAACTAGATTTGTTGAATCATTAACCCCAAACCATTTAAAAGCTGTTCAAACTGGAGCTTCATTAGACCCAAACAATAATGATTCAAAATTTAATAGCTTATCAACCTGGATTATAGAACTCGGCGAGCTTGACGGAACTTTTAAAAATTCTATACCAGCTCTAAAAGCACATATTACACGCTCAGTTGACACCTTAAGATTACCTTATGCTAGACAACCAACAGAAATTAAAAGGCGTACAACCTATATCGGAACAGTTAATAATACTAATTTCTTAAAAGATGATACTGGGAACCGTAGATTCTGGACTATTGAGATCACAGACAAAATTAATTTAGATCACGGTTTAGATATGAGAAAAATTTGGCAAGAAGCCTATAAAATATATATTGATAATGACTCAAAACAAATATATCTAACTGAGAAAGAAGAAAAAGCACTTGAAAAATCTAATGTAAATCATGAGCAAGAATGTCCAATTTTAAGTAAACTGTTAGATGTTTTTAATTTTGACGGACAAGAATCATATAAAAGAGAAAACTTATTAATGAGCACAACTCAAATACTGGACATATTAGGATACGACAAACCTAGCAGAACCATATTAAATCAAACCGGTTCTGCACTTAAAAGTATAAAACCACCATTATTAAAAGGATCTGGACGTAATAAGAAAAGTTATTATATGCCAATCTTTAATTTATCAAATGTCGGTAACCATCGGTGACCAACTTTTAAATGTTGGTCACGGGGTTTTGCCCTTACTGAGTATGACTTGGTAACCATGTAACCATTGTAACCATCTTTTCTTATAGTATATTTTATATAGAGTGTTTTAATATATACAGCATAAACCCCTCGTAGAAAGATGATGGTTGCATGGATACATGGTTACCAAAACCATAAAAAAATGGGTATTGCCCATACCTAGCATGGGCGTGACCAACATTCGAAAAAAGGTAACCATCGGTGACCAACTTGGTAACCATAATCACCTTATTACTAACTTGGTGATGCAGGGTGATGCGGCAGTGAGTAACAGTGCACGACATCGCGTTACAGTGCGTTACAGTTTAGAGAAAAGGAGTTGGAATTATTGTGGCTGACTTAGAGGCTCATGATAACGACTGTAATGTATTGTATAGCGGCTGCAAAGTGTCCTTTAAGCCGCTGAATCTCTTAACTTACGCTGATAGCAGATATCAGCTCTTTTTCTGTGTAAACCTCAGATTCAAATAATTTTTCGATAAGCTCTAATATTGCGTACAATTTAACGCTGGAACTACCTGAGCACATATCACTATCAATATCGCCGTCGGCTGTATGCTCATCATATGCGTACCAAGTGCAATCATATTGTTGTTGAATAATGATTTTTGGCCCGGTGGTCGGCTTAAATGCCTCGTTTCTTGCTTTTGTTACTGCATTGTTTGTGCTCTCAAGTAATGACATGGCTCGTTTTATTGTTTCCATCACGTCCACTTCTTCACCGCTCGCATGTAATGTTAGGGGCGCTTCTCCTATATCTTGATCTAAAGTTAAAGGGTAATCAGCAAAGCTTTTTTGCATCTCCGTCTCTTTATTGTTCATTTTTTTGTTACCTTTTTATTAAAAATCACGCTAATTCTTCGCCTTCTTTTATAAGTTGTATTGCTTTTTCTATTGCTTCATCAATGCAACATTCGCCATCAACGTCTATATATCTAGTTAAATCAACTGATGACGTGTTTAACAATTGATCAAGTGATATATAATCAGTAAAATAAGTGATTAAATTCTGTGTTGAATACTGTCTACTCATATAAACTGTTTATTACTTTCATTATATTTTCCATATAACGCAGCTGTTTCTCATAAATAAGGTTTTCAGATTTAAGCTCAGCTAGTAATTTGTCTATTCGTTTTTGTGTGTTGTCATGCTCTATCTTAAGATTATTTATTATGTCTTTCATATCTCACCTTATATTTTTTAAAAATCATTAAAAATTGCTGATAATATCGATATGCAAATGTATGCTATTATAATGTCTGCGATCATGTTTTTCCCCAATGTTATTATAAATTATGTGTTTTCTTTAGTCATATGTACGTAAGCTTCATAATGAAAAAAGCTATCTCCTGACGTTATGTGATCAAGCTTCCAGCCTTTCTCGTTCATTTCTTCAACGTGTCTATCAATTATTTTTTTTATTGCAATTTCATTTTTTAGTCCGTCATTTCTATTTGCGCAAGTCAGTCTTTTTCTTGTATGTCTCATTTTCTCAATCCTCATTTAGTGTAATTAAGCTTTGCAAAATATTTCATCGTCATAAGAGAAGTAGTTACCAAGCATTACCTCAGTTTCTACAAAATGCGCTTTTGCTCTTTTGTATGACTTGTAATTAATGTCTTTGGCTATCTCGCTGTAAGTGTATTCTTGATGTAAAATTAATATTTTGTCGTTGGCTTCATCTAAATGCTTATCGAAATCGTCTTCAAGCTCATCACTGTCTAAGTGCGCAAGCTCAATGCCTTCAATGTCTGTCGTTACTTTGTCGTTTACTAAATAATGTGCTTTCATTGTTTCGTTTCCTGTTGTTGTTTCTAAGTTTTAAATGCATTGTAGAGTATAAACTCTACACGCGCAAGTGTTTAGTGCATTAAAGTTTAAAAAGAATTCATAAGCATGAAGTCGCGCTAGTGTAGAGCTATCTATATATATACACGAGTTATAAACAGGGTTATAGACAGAAATTGTGAGTAAGTCATTTATAGCTACTTTATATAGTAATGTAGAGATTTAACTTTACAAGTAACGCAGATGTGGTATTATATGTACATTGATTGCTATAATGGATTTTTAAAAAGGATGCAAGTATGTATTGTGTAAGATGCTCAGGTAAGAAAAAAATATACAAGGTTGGAAGTGGTTACAGTCTAACGAATTCTGGCGGCGCTAAAGTTGATTGTCCGCTGTGCCTCGGCACTGGCAAGCAGCCAATAATCAAGAAGAAGCGCGCAGCAACAAAAAAAAAGGAGCTTGTAAGCGATGACGAGCAAAAAGAAAGCTGATGACGCAGAAGTAAAACCAAAAAAAAAGCGACGCGTTACACAACCACTTACTGAAAAAGATCTCGAACAGTTGAAGGCGTATAAAAAGGAAGCGGGTATAAACGGTAGACCGTCCATTTATACTGAAGAATTAGCTGATTACATATGCAGTTTAGTAGCGACTCATGATATTGGTATAGAACAGCTCGTTAAAATACATGATGGCCTTCCGGAAAAGACTACAATTTATCGATGGCGCTATGAGAAGCCTGGCTTTCGCGCGAAATACGCATTGGCTAAAGCGGCTCAAGCAGACTTATTAGCCGAACAAATTCTTTGCATTTCCGATGATTCAGGCAGTGATATTAAAGTAGATGAGTTCGGTAATAAGTCAATGGATGGAGAATTTGTACAGCGCTCACGGCTTCGAATTGATACTAGAAAATGGCTCGCTGGAAAGTTAATGCCGAAGCAATACGGCGACGCTAGACAAATCGAATCTTTGAACGTCGAGAACGATATTTTAAAGAAAGAACTAATAGAATTGCGCGCTAAATTAGACGCTAAACACGAGAAAGATTACTAACTAAAAGAGAGAAAATAATGACCGCGACAGTCTTATTAATATCGGCATTTATAATGTCGTTTTGTGCTATTTATGCAGTTTTAAATTTCAGCAAAGAAATGCAAAAATACAATGAGCAATTAGCTGAAAACTCATTTGAATTACAAGTAATCTCTAAAAAGATTAGCGCTATCAAAGATAAAACAAGCGTTGATGATGAACTAAGCATGAAGAGAATAGTAGATCAAAGTAACTACGTGTATAAGCAGACGATGCATTCAGTTGATAAAATTGATACTTTAATGGAAGAATCTAAGCAGAGAACAAAAGGTCTTGCAAGCATAGATAA